GATCACTCACTTCACGCGCGACTTCGACCGCCTGCTGACGATGGTCAAGCAGATCATCCTGTAACCTTGTAGAAAAGGAGCCCGCCATGGCCAATATGAGCTACTGTCGTTGGGAGAACACCCTCAACGACCTCCGCGACTGCGCGGAACACGTGAACGACCCCCTGGGCGGATCGGAAGCCCGCGCCCGGGCGTCCCTCCTCCAACTCGCCGCGGACATGTTGGAGGAGGTCGGGGTGACCATCGACCGCCGCGAGCTGGACGAAGCCCTGAGCAACGCCCCGGGAGGTGAAGGATGAGCACCGAACTGACCAACCGCCCCCGGGAAGGCTACCAGCTGACCGGGTTCTATGGCGGAGACGCCCGGGGCTACTGCCTCCAGATCACGGGTGACCACGGCTATGTCCAAGTGACTCGGGAAGGAGCGGCCCGCCTCGCTGCGGACATCTTCCGCCACTTCCTGGAGATTCCCGGAGGAGGAGGACGCATGAACACGCCCAACACCCCGCCCGACCGCCGCGTGCGGTCCATGACCTCCTCCGTGGGCACGACCCGCGACGGCTACCTGGTCCGCCAAGTGGTTGTCGAGTGCGAGGACGGAACGCTGTGGCGACTCTGCGACAACGAAGCCGGGACTGATCACTGGGTCCGGCTCCCGGCGATCCCGGGGAGGTGAGACGATGGCGCTGGCTGAAATCGAGTCGCGCATCAGCGGCATTCCTTGTATAATCGCCGTCACCTACTGGGAACCCTACGTGCCCGCGAAGGTGAGCGGACCCCCTGAACACTGCTACCCGGCGGAAGGCGGGTGCGGTGAATGGGAAGTCCGCGACCGCCGCGGACGCCCCGCGCCCTGGCTGGAGCGCAAGATGACGGAGGCGGACCGCGAGCGGATTGACCAACAAGTGTTCGACTACATGGAGGACCGCTGATGAAGCAACGCCTGCTCAAGCGAGCCCAAGACCGCATCTGCCGCCGCCTCCGCGCCCGCTTCACGATGGTGAAGCCGGAGCCGGTCCAAGGCATGTTCAACTTCCGCTGCCACGAGAACTGCGTGGAGTACGTCCGCCGCCGCCCGGAGGAGAACCTGGCCGTGGTGGAGACGATCTACATTGACGGCGGCGAGCCCATCCTACACTACCTGGTCCACGACCCCGCCGCGGGC